ATAATAATAGACCGCATAGTGTTAGTGCCGGTGTGAGACACAACCGAGCTAATGCGAGGGGAAACCATCCTGGGGGACCCCGGGCTCAGGGAGCTCGAGCAACAGGACAAGTGCGGCGAGGTCAGAACCGAGGGCCAGCCGCAGCCAGACAAGGTGTAATTACCGCGGAACAGCGTACTCCGGAACACCCATCGTACTTGTACGATGACGTGTGGATGGATGTTGATGAGCACTTAGTGCCTAGTGACGCTGAGAGCGTATATGTCCACTGTGTGGGCGCTGATGCTCTTATGGCGGCTGGGTTTGCAGCGTCAATACCACAGGGGCATAAGGACTTGCTCAGGGCGTATATGCATGAAGGAACACTGCCATGTCCGGCAGCGTTCAAAACTGAGTTTGAGGGGGTGACCATGGTGCATTTGGTGACTAAGCCATGTTCCCGGACGGCTCCGAACAGCGCCGGCACTATGTACCGGGCTGCTGTGAGAGCGCAACAGTGGACCGCTCACCGGTTTTGTGAGGGGCCCGCGTTAGGAATGGGTAGGGACCGACGGACTGCAGGAGAGATGCTTTTCACAATACATTTATTGCAGGCGTCCAAATTCGTAGTCCACGGTAGTGCGGCAGAGTTGAGGATAGCAAGACGGAGTGTGGCTGAGGCGACCGAGTTGGGGGCCTTGGTGGAAGCCCCATGGAATCTCGTCCCACCTGGCTATATACATCAGGTGGGAATTAACCCGGGGCGGGTGGAGGGTGCAGACCCAGCGGCCATGTGCGTTATATGCATGGAAGCCGTGGAGTACGATGTCTTTACAACATTGTGCCCGGGGCGCACGCACACACATCATCGGACATGCTTGGCAAACTCCATAAGAGACCAGTATTTCCCAGAATCTCCAGTGTGCCCTATAGATAGACACCGGTTGAGTCGGTGGGAGGTAGTGGATCTTGTTGGCGATTGGAATCTTATAGAGGAGATCATGGAACCTGATGCAAATATCGAGTGGGTTGATCCAGAAAGGATTCATGACCCATTGGAACCAGAACCCTTTCCTGACGGAGGCCCAGACCCGGAGCCCAGAATACCGGGTCAGCCTGGCGCTCAGCCGGCGGGGGACAACCCACCAGCTGGAGCTGGAGTGCACAACAACGGAGATGGGGGTGGCCCGCCGGGTGGTCCACCAGTTGTACCAGGGGATGGGAACACGGATGGACCTGTATACAATCACGAGGGCCCTGTCGGGCAACCGCCTGGTGGTCCAAACCCTCCACCCGGAGGAGATGGAGCGGGTGGTGACTTACTTGACGGACTCGAGATTATGGCAAGCGCACGGCATCGGGCTGAGTTAGCCACTTGGGGGACACCAGTAGATGGGGCCAGAGTAGGGCGGGTGAGACAGGCCGTGGAAGGTCTTGTTCGATCTGATGCAGCCATGGAAGCGATACACCGGGAGGGGTTGAATGTTACGCAAGTGCTTAATCAGGCTGCCGAGGGGATTCTGGAGCGGGGCCTTGTGCTTCCTGAAATCACCCCTGCGGCGGCGGAACGCGCGTTGACACACAACCGCCTGGTGTTGGGAAATACAGTGGTTGTGCAAGGCATGGACTACTGGAGCCCGCGGCACTGGGGTGCCGTGGGGATTACCTTCGGAGTAGGAGCTGGAGTGGCCGCAGCAATGCGCGCCATTAGTATGCGCGGG